GATTGTGAATCATGTGTCTTACACGGTGGAATATTCCATTCTTTTTGTAAAATAAATTGTAGATATATCGAAGACTTAAGCGCAAAGCCAGATTGGTGTCCACTGAAGCCATTGCCGGAGAAAATGAAATTAACAGGAGTGTACGGAAGAGAGTATTTTCAAAACAATGGGAAAATGCCTAGTTACAAGATTGGTTGGAACGATTGCATTGATGCGATTACAGGAGGAGGGGATTCTGATGATTAATTTAACTGGGAAAAGCGTGTTTGTAAAGACGCAGGAAGAATATTTGAGTGTTCTGAAAATGGCAAAGCTTCAGGGATTCACATGGGGAGCAGAAAACAATTTAAAACCTATAAAAATTACATTTCCAAATTTGCTAAAATTCTATGATAACAAGATGATTACAATTTACTGCAACGAAAGAGGAACTATAAAAGAAGCATCCGAAATCGCCAAAGATGAAGAAGAAATCAAGGATGCAGTAAAACTTGTTAGAACATTCGCTAAATACCCAGACAGAAGAGCATTGACGGAATCATTTATTAAGTCTTTGAAGTTACTTGCAGATACTGTAGAAAGCCAGTTAGAAGAGGTGAAGTAGATGGAGAGATTAACGCAATGGATCGGGGAGGATGAAGACAGACGGGCAATTCCAAGACCGGACATTAGAAGCAATGGCCATGGTAGATGCTGCAACAAATTAGCAGAGTACGAGGATGCAGAAGAACAGGGCTTGCTTGTGAGATTGCCGTGTAAGGTCGGAGATACGGTTTATAGAGTGAATGCCGGAGCCAAGCAACCGATTATTCCGATGACTGTTTCAGAAATTCATTTTCTCTGCTACAAAAATGAACGTGCTGTAAGGCTTGACGCAATAGGCAAAGAAGATATGGGAGAAAGTTGCTACCGTTTAGAAGATATTGGAAGAATAGTATTTCTCACCCACGAGGAAGCTGAGAAGAAGTTGGAGGAGATGAAGAATGACTAGACCTGAAATCACAGCAAAGCTATCTTCCATGCTGGAAAAGAAAATAAATCCTCACAATGATCCACGTATTTATTGGGCTAAGGAAGTTACATTTGATTATTCCACAGACCATGCCGTAAGGGTGGATTATATGCGGTTCGTGCCAGCAAATAATAGCGTGTCTGGGATAGAAAAAGGCGATTGTTATTGTTATGAAATTAAGTCATCTGTTGAAGACTTTCGCTCTGGACACGGGTTAAATTTCATTGGCGATTACAATTATCTGATTCTGCCAGAAATAGTATGTGCGACAATATCACTGGTAATTCCACATGATGTAGGGATATATATTCCGGAAGGTAATGAGCTTACATGCATCAAAAAGGCTAAGCGCAGGAACAGGACAAGGCCTGTCTCTGAAATACTCTTGATGATGTTCCGGTCTGCGAATAGAGATCGCAGAAAAGCAGTAAAACAGTTGGAGGAAATTAAGAATGGGTGATAAAGAAGCATTGATACCTGAAATTCAAAAAGAAAAAGTAACAGAATTAGAATATATCTTTGAGGTAATAAATGGAAAACCATATTATTCACTAAAGTATAAAAAGGTTGATGAGAATTATTACCATGTAGGATATAGTTCATATGATTTCCGTAATGTTCTGGAATGGGAAAAAGAATATTTTGAATTAGTAAAGGAGAATTATAAAGAAACAATCAAAAAATTAAGATACCCAGAACTTCCAGACGGATTAGTTATGGTTGATTCAGAAACTAGACAAGAAGCTATTAAGGCACTTGAAAAACAGATTCCGATGAAACCAATAGGTGATTTGCACAGTGCTCCACATTACAGATGCCCAGCTTGCAACAGTGCAGTCGTATTATACGAGGACAGCCCAAAACTCCCATGTTGTCAGTGGTGTGGGCAGAAATTAGATTGGGAGGACGCCAATGGAAAATAGAACCTGTAAGACCTGCAAAGACAACGACAATGGTTTATGTGACCGCACAGGACAGCTGATTGACGATGATGATTGTTGCAATGTACGTCACACTAGCCTAAAAGCAGAGATACAAACAGCGTACAGTATTGATAAAGAAATCATTATAAAAAGCATTCAGCACTACGGACAAGACAACCAAAGCACCGTCTGCATGGAAGAATGTGCGGAACTGATACAGGCGATCAGTAAGGCAAAGCGTGGAAGAATCGACAGAAACAACATGGAAGAGGAAATTGCGGACGTACTTATTTGTGTTGAAATGTTGAAATTGATGTATTCTCTTTCTGATTCCAATATTGGCGAATGGATTTTAAAGAAGCAGCAGAGAGAACTAGAAAGAATGAAAAAGACATTAAAATACTTCTAACAACACCCAAGATGGGAGATTGGAATAAAATATTGGCACAAAAAAGAATGTTTACTATGAAAATTGTTGATAGTGATGCTTTTTTAGATATGCCGGTTTCCGCACAGCTTTTATATTTTCATTTGGGCATGAGAGCGGATGATGATGGATTTGTGGATAGGCCAAAAAGGGTAATGAAAGATATCGGTGTAAATGAAGATGATTTAAAAATACTCATTGCCAAAAAATTTATACTCACATTTGATAACGGTCTACTGGTTATCAAACATTGGAGAATGCACAATACATTGTCTAAAAATCGCTATCACGAAACGCAATATCTTGAAGAAAAGCGAATGTTGCTTCTAAAAGATAATGGTGCATATTCACTAACAACCGGAAAACCTATTGATGATACAAGGCTTTTGGAGATGTCAGAAAGGCAGTCTTTAAAGCAAAATAACAAAATAGACGAACAAAAGACGAACAAAAGACGAACAATAGACGAACAAAAGACGAACGCAGATAAAGGTTTAGGTTTAGATCTAGATAAAGGTTTAGATTTAGATCTAGATAAAGGTTTAGATTTAGATATAGAATTAGATAAAGATAAAGAGTTAAATGATTTAATAGTATCTAAAGATACTATTTGTCAGAATGACATCCAACAAATCATCACCAAATGGAACAAACTGGAAGAATTTGGAATTGCACCTGTAAAGAGAATGACATCAAAACGTGAGCAGGCAGTGAAAGCCAGAATCCGTCAGAACCATATGGACGATATCTTAGAAGCCATTGAAAATATCCGGCATAGCAGTTTTCTGCAAGGACAGAATAAGGATGGTTGGATGATTACATTTGACTGGTTTTTAAAACCTGGTAACTTTGCGAAGGTATTTGAAGGCAATTATCTGGATAAATCTGGAAATAAGCCACAAAGCTACATGGAGAAAATCCAGAACAGGGTAAGTGAGGTGGATAGCTGGGTATGACAAGGGAAGAATGGGGAATATTAGTAAAAGCGATGAAAGCCGTATACACTTCTCCGGCGTTTTTGCCGGATCAAGATGCTTTTGATACCTGGTACGGGCTTTTGAAAGACCTAGACTATAAAATACTTAGCTTTGGTCTGAAAAAGTACATGCAGACGGAAGAGAGAGAACCGACTATAGCTGCACTCAGAAGATGTGCTCAAAGTTTAATGCCCCAAAACAACGAGTTGAACGAAACGGAGGCATGGCACTTGGTATCAGTGGCAATCCGAAACTCTAGTTATCACGCAGAAGAGGAATTTGCAAAGTTACCACGGATACTACAGAAGACTGTATCAAGCCCCGGCCAGTTAAGAGAATGGGCAACATCAGAAAATATAGATGGTTCTTGGATGAGTGTTACGCAGTCGAATTTCCAGAGAGCATACCGGGCAGAAGTACAAAGAGAGCGTGAACGGCAGAAACTTAGCCCGGATATATTGAAAATCATAGACCGGGCAAGAAAAGGAATTGAAAATCAAAACTCAAATATGATTGAGGGGGAATAGTAAATGATTGAGATAATCGGTGAAATTGGCCGTCCGGCCACAAAAGAAGAGATAAAACACTTTCTGCATGAGGATGCAGATTGTGGAAAGAAGAATTGCGAGGAATCATGCGTATGCGCGAACGCAAGGCATGGGAAGAATTAAGACAGGCAGAAGTTGCTGCATTAAAGCGAAAACAATGTTGTAAATGTGCGTACTTTTCGAGAAATGGAACTACAGATTTACTAAATGCTACGTGTGATTACATTTTGGATGAAGTGCGTAACCCAAAAGGGCATAGACGACCATGTGAACCAAGGGATTGCGTTGAAAAAGGTGTATTCATCCCGAAGAAGAAAGATAAAAGAAAGCGGAGGAAGACGATTGCAATATGATGAAAATTGCAGAAATGTATAAACGGTCAGGCGGTACTGATTATATTCACAGATGTTCAGAATGCAGATCATTTTTGCAAGGAAAGAAAGCCACCTGCTTAAAATATCCAGGAGAAATACCGTGGAAGGGAACCTATACAGCGTGTAGGTTTTTTGAAACAGAGGATGAAGAACAGTTGAGAGGACAAATGAATATTTTTGATTTGCTGTGAATCAAAGTAATTGATTACGTAAAAACTGCTAGAATCAATTTTAATCGGTTCAGTGGGCAACTGTTAGGGAAGCATTAAAAGAACGCAAATTAGACCCAAATATCAAAGGAGAATCACATGGAGAAAGTTGTGTTATATGTCATCAACGAAAGATTGTACCGACTTGGACTTATTGATGAGAAAACCAGAGATAAAATTAAAGCGGAAATAAATGTAAAAAAGTAGAATAATAATGTTGAGTGGAGTTGTGCTGAGGTGGTATACTTAACATGATTCCACTCCCTTATCAATAGGGGGAAATAAAATGAATATTTATTACGCTAGGGAACAATTAAGGAGTTGCTCAATTTACGATCTAAAAATGAATGTGGCTTATTATGCCAGGGTTTCTACTGAAAAAATAGAACAGCAGGTTTCAATCAAACACCAGGAAGAACATTTTGAAGAATTGATTCGTAATAATCATCAATGGTTTTTGGCCGGAGCCTATATTGACGATGGTATTTCAGGAATCCATACGGAAAAGCGAGAAGAGTTTCAACGGATGCTGCGAGATGCTAAGCTAGGTAAAATCGACATGATAATCACGAAAGAGATATCAAGATTTGCCAGAAACACTCTTGATAGTATTCAGTACACCAGGGAATTGTTGTCTTATGGTGTGTGTGTATGGTTCCAAAATGACGGAATTAATACTATTGACGAAGATAGTGAACTCAGATTGACAATTATGGCTGGAGTGGCACAGGATGAAATCAGAAAGCTATCCTCAAGAATAAAATTCGGTCATGCGCAGTCAATCAAAAATGGTGTTGTACTTGGGCACCGGATGTACGGATACTCAAACGATAAGGGGAAACTCTCTATTGTTCCAGAGGAAGCTGATATGGTGAGAATGATATTCCGTGATTATGCTTCCGGGGTAACAACTCCACAGATTGAAAAAAAGCTGTGGGATATGGGGTATCGAAGCTTAAAAGGCAAAAAGATAGACCGAAACGTTATTAAAAGCATTATCAAAAATCCAAAGTACAAAGGTTATTTTTGCGGTGGAAAAGTCAAAATTGTTGACATGTTTACCAAAAAGCAAGAATTTTTACCTCAATCCGAATGGGTCATGTTTAAAGATGATGGATCCAGAGTGCCACAGATTATTGATGAGAGAACCTGGGAAAAGGCAAATTCTTACATGCGAGAGCGCGGCGATGCAATAAGAGCCAGAAGAACGTCTTTTAAGCGGGAAAATATATTTACCGGGAAATTAATATGTGCCAATGACGGAGCACATTACTGGATGAAGCATCATTGCATTCGAAAAAAAGAAGATGTTAGGTGGGTGTGCAGTCACAAAATTAGAAATGGCGCAAATTCCTGCAATTCGTTTGGGCTGTCAGAAGTGGAATTGCAAGTAATTATTGCAAATCTGATAAACAAGTCGATTGAAAATATAGACCAGATTCTAAAGTCATATTTTGAAATTCTAAAATCTATTATTGACAATCGACATGATAATCTGGGCGAAATAAAACGGCTTGAAAAGCAAATTGATACGTTGAAACTAAAGCGTGAAAAAATACTCGAATACAACCTAAGCGGAGACATATCCGATAGTGAATTTGTTTCCCGAAACAAAGAGTATGTAAATCAAATTAAGGATACCGAAAAGCGTATTTTTGATTTGCAAAATGTCAAAGAGCCAGAGCCAATTGACAATCAGATTGATGCTATAAAAAAGCAGTTGGAAAAGTTCAAGGGCATTGTTCCTGATGATGTAAACAGGTTGGTTGTCGATGAACTTTTCGATAAAATTTTGGTTGAGCCGTCGGATGAATCATGCCTTTTGTCGTTTTACTTGAAAGACGGAAATGTTGAAAAATGGGGGTTTCCCTTGCGACGTTCTGATAGTATGAAATTAAACATATTCTCAGAACAACACACAATATTTAGTAGAAATAATTGCATTAAGACACAAGATATTGTATTGTATAATTATACGTACAAATTAGCACTGTAAATGAAGTTTGGGAGTGGAATCAATGATACACACAGCTTATGACGTAATGAAAGAGTTTTTGATAACAGATTCAGAGCCGGTTGGAAGGTACGGAATGCCTAAAATCCCAAGGACATATATCACACCTGGAACTGATACTGTAGACTTTGCAGAAAGTTTCAGTAAGAAAATTAAGAACCACAGGGAACTGGATGTGAACTTTTATATTGATGATGTACAATTTCAAAGGGTGTGGAATTATCCGGATAAATACCTGGAACATTTAAAGTGTTTCCATGCGGTAATTATGCCGGATTTTAGCATATCTGTAGGTAATAATGGAATGCCGCTTGCAATGTGCTTATGGAACAAATATCGCAATCATGCACTGGCGCATTATATGATCCTGAACGGTATCCAGGTTATTCCAAGCGTGAATATACTGCCAGAGTATTGTTGGGATTGGTGCTTTGATGGTTTGCCGGAAAGAAGTACAGTTGCCTGCTGCACAAACGGAAGAATAAAGAGCAAAGCATCACGCATAGAATTTTGCCAAGGTTTCAAGGAAATGGAATACAGATTAAAGCCAATCAGAGTTATTATTGTTGGAAGAGTACCGGAAGAATTAGAAACAGATGTAGAAATTATTAATTTCAAGACCAGGAATCAGAAAATAAATGATGGAGGTATATAGATGGGAACAACAACTGACAATTATCAGAGGAAGAAGAAACTCTCAAAGTCACAGATTGAACGAACAGAGCGATTGATGAAATCTTCTCAGAGAAGAAGATACGGAACCAGGAAGAAAGATGGAATTAATAAATTGTAAATTTTCACGATTCAAAACTTTACGCTACAGAAATATTTGTGCAAAAATTCGTTTTCAAAAATGGGAGGGAAAAACCGGTATGTGTTTTTCTACTCCCTAATTTTTTATCTTGTCCTTGCGTTCTGCTTTTTCACCGGTTTGAATCTCGATTTTGCACTTGTTGTAAATGTCAGGGATATTTGTTAGCACTTGCATTAATTAAGCGCTAAACACTTAATATATCACCAGGCAGCAGACCGACAGAAACAATACCACCACCCGGAACGCTGGCAGAGTGCAAACAAGCTGTAAAGCAGCTATAAAACCGGATCAGAACCACAACCGGGCACAATTACACCCTGGACACTGGCGACGGTTTCAGTAAGCCCCAGGCACACCAACAGAGCACACGCACCCCAGGAACAACCCCGGAAGCTGTGAACAATCAGCAACGGCATAATTGCATACACTCATAATAATATATACCAGGACGCGCACAAAATGCAATTATAACGCTTTTGGATGTTTGGCCAAATAATACATACACGCATCCCGGAAGCCGTAAAACGTT